ATTGCACCGCGTGTTGCGGCATCAAATGTGCCGATGCCTGTTACATCAAGTGTGCCGGGAACATCGACGTTGGATGTCCACTCAACGTCAGTGCCATTGCTGGCGGTTTGCAGCAGTTGGCGGGCGGTGCCATTGGCCAGCTTGCTGACGGCAATCTCAGCGCTGGCACTGATGTCACCATTGACAATGACGCCCGAAGCAATATCAACAACACCAGCATTACTGATGGTGACATCACCGCTAACAGCAACAGCAGTGGCAACATTGCTGCCGTTGCCCACAAGGATATTTGCGCTGTTCAGTGCTGCTAACTTGCTAAATGCAATTGCTGCGCTAGCGTTGATGTCAGCATTGACGATCGAGGCGTTGCCTGAAATCAAGAAGTTGCCACTTTGATCCGGGATGGTCACGGTGCGATCCAGCGTTGGATCAGTGACAGCAATCTCCGTCTCGTATGCGTTAGCGGTGGCACCCTCGAATTTGAGTGAGCCCGTGGCGCCGATCAACAGCTCACCAGTGATCGTGTCACCGGCTTTAGCTACCTTCTCGTCATCCAGTTCTTGGATAGCGGTCTGGCAGTTATTTGCGGCAAGATTGCCGTAAGGCGTAAAACTAATATTTCCAGCCGTCTGGCCTGCAATGGCGTTGGATACGTCAATCAGCTCCCATGTGCTGCCGTTCGACAGCAACATGTCAGGTGGCGCCAACGATTCGGCTGGCGCTGGAGATGTGCCGGTGCCGCTTTCGGACACCACCACGTAATAGCGGTTGTTTGTTTCACTGGCAGCAGGTAGTGCGCCGCCTACCGTTAAGCCAGCAGCACCACCAGCAGTGGTGATCGAATCAACCTGATTTGTGCTGGCGTCATAAGTACCAGCAAAGATCAGTTCACCACTGGTGATTGTGACTGGCTGCCATGTGTTGCCGTCATACAAATAAAGGTCGCCGTTGCTGGCATCCCAGAAATATTGCCCGGTAAAGTCCGGCGTCGGGAAGGTGACGATACCGGTGGTGCTGCCAGCACCGCCAAACTTCACCGTTGAGGCATTGCCAAGCTTGGGACCAGTAACTGCATTGTTGGCAATGCGGTCAATTGAAATCGTGCCTGAAGCAATGCGTTCACCTGGAATTTCTGGTACATCAGCAGCAGACAGTGATGTACCAGTGGTGACGTGTCCTTCGGTGTCAACCGTGACTTTGGTAAACGTGCCGCTGGCGATGGCGTTGCTGTGGCTTAGTTCACCATCGACAGAAACCGATAGACCACTGCCGGGATACACAGCACCAATGGCGCTGCTGGTAGCTGCGGGGAGGTCGCCAGTGGCAATAGAGCGTCCGCCAGTAATTAAGCCCTTAGCGTCATAATTAACAATGCGAGCAGTAGTCGGTTCCGCTGTTACATCGTTGTCAATTTCAAGGCGCGTGCCATCAAGTCGGAGACCTTCACCGTCAACCGTAATAGCGCCTTGTGCAGTGTCAGTGGCAGTCGGCAAATCGTTGCCGCTAATCGTGCGGTAGGAAACCGCACCACCGGTGCCGATCGGACCAGCAAGAAACTGACTACCGCTGGCAGTGTTATCAATCGAGGTGGTGATCGTAACTTCATCACCACTGCGGCTGGTGATGATATTGATGATCCCGCCAGTGCTGCCAAGTACGCTGTTGACCGAACCGGCAGCCTTCAGGCTGATCCAGCTGCTGCCATCCCAGACATACAGAAGGTTGTCGTCAGAATCAAGCGCGAGCTGGCCTTCGTAGTCGCCGGTGAGCGGCAGGTCGCTGACGACCTGGCAAGTGCTGTCATTGGCCAGCTTGACGCCCGTTACAGCATCGTTGGCAAGCTGGGTGGCGGTGACGCTGGCATTGACGAGGGCAGCACCAGCAACGGTTTGGTTGTTGAAAAGGATCTTGCCGCTTGGCATCGTGCCATCGGCAATCAGCGTGACAGCGCGACCTGTTAAATCAACAACAGTGATCCGTTTACTTTGGCTGGCAGATACATCCGAGACCAGCAGCAGGTCATCGCCGCTTAGGTCGCCGCTAGCTAGAGCAGCAAGTTCGCTAAGGCGAAGATCAGCCACGTCATTACACCAGCGTTGGCATTAGTCTAGGCCGTTACCGAGATTACAGATAGGGTGTTCGATCTGCCAAGCAGGCTGCCATCCGCAGCGTGAGCGGTGATGAAAAATTCGTAGGTGTGACCGTCAGGGCAGGGACCGCCCCAGCCGTTTGCTCGTTGGTAATCAGTGCCACTGTTGCCACCATTGATCCAGTCGTTATCCACCACTGTGACGCCACCGGGCCAGGTGCCGCTTTGGGTAATCGAGGTGGTAGCGGCCGGTATGTTGTTGACCTTCCAGTGGATGAACGAGCCAGCCCAGAAGGCGCCTTCGGCTGCCGTCTCACTGCCGTTGCCTGCACGGTCGTAGCAACGCAGTCGCCAAGTGCTGACGGTGGTTGCTGGCGTTCCGCTGGTGCTCCAGCTCAAAGCGGGGCTGGTGTTGGTGCCGCCGCATTGGGCCACCTTGAACGCAGTGCCGATCGTGGTGGTGATCGAGCTGCTGGTCAGGGTGATTAGGAACGGTGTAGGCGGTGTCACGCTGCCGCTAGCGGGATCTTCCAGCAGGAAGTCGCCGCTTTCATCTTCAAGCTGCAGTCGATCGTCGTCACCATCAAGATCAAGGTTGTCGGATGGGTCGGTGCGTGCCAGCAGCCGGATAGGGCCGGTGGTTACAAAGTCAGCAACAACGCGAACCGGATCACCAGTATTGAACTGGGCAACGGAGTTCGTGATGACAGCCGTTATGTCGTACCAAATCTCGTCGTCACTGGTATTTGCGCCAGACTCGGTGTAATCGCGTGTCTTTAGGTAAAGGCGAGCGGCGAACTCTTGGCCAATTTCCGTGCGAACAGCAAGCTGCTGCAAGTAGTAGGCAACTTCTGATGTGTTGCCTGCAATATCTCGGTAGTCCCAAAACGCAGTTAGCTGACCGCTGCCGCTTTTGATAGTGTCAACACTGGTTCTAAATTCATCACCGAGGCCGCTGCTATCTGCAGTTTCGACATTAGTGTTTAGCTCGTAGTCAGTCACCTGGCCGAGGAAACGAGCACGACTTGCTGCTGGGTTAATCCGAACTGGAATATCGCGGTTGATGGCAACCAGGCTCACCGCATTTGTAATGCCACCTTGCAGTGATTCAGCAAAAGAGCGGTACAGGCGGATGCCACCGATGTCATCGACATGGACCCAGCCAGTCCATGAACTTTGGACGGTGCTGTTGCCCCAGCCGGTAGCAGCGATGAAGTCGAGGTTGGTGTCGTCGGTTGAGGTGATCGTTACCTCGTCACCGGTAATCAGTCGAGTATTGCTGTCTTCAAAAGAAAAGCGACGGCGGTTGGCGTTGATGTCACCAGGATTGATCGTGGTGCCAAACTCATTGGTGCCGCCTCGGCGTTGAAGCTCGACGCGGCCGTAGCTGCCGAGATAGACCGCCATCAGATCGTCACTCCAGTAAGGTCGCCACTGCCGGTGAACGATATTTGTGCTGTTGAGACTTCCCCTACAGCAGCACCGATTTGGGCGCTATTGATAAAGCAGTTGACGCGAATATCTTCGTTGTTGGTGCCGTCGAAGAAGCGAAGTACCAACGAGATATTGCTGTTTTCGGGTACACCGCCGGTTCGGATGATGTTGCGTAGCAACACGGCGGCATCGTTGGCACCGTCATCGTCTTCGTAGTACAGCAAGCTGCAACTGCCTGTGCAGCTTTTGACGCCTGGAACGTAGGTACGAGCGTCGTCGCCCAATGTGGTCGTGTCGAGCATTTCGACTTCAGCACTCAGCGACCAGCTTTGAACTTTGGCAAGCACGTCATCGTTCAGGAGCAGACGGCCATCCCGACCAGTAAACGTCTTAGCCATCAGACGACTCCTACCAGTTTCACTGTAACGGTGCAGCGCCCAGATTTCACCGACGTGACTTGCGGTGCTTCGGCGTAACGCCACTGCAGCTCGTCACCACCGAGGATCTGCTCTCGGTCGGCTTGGCTCCAGCCGCTAAAGATGGCGTCGATCATGTCTTCGGTGAAGGTGATTTGTTGGAAGGTGCCGAACTGCTCGTTGTAGTCTTCGATGAAATCGTAGCCCTGAGCGTCGGTAATGTTTTCGTAGGTCAGCTCAATCGAACGATTGGTGCGTTGGTTGCCGTAAAGGATTCGTAGTTGCTTGCCGTTGTTGGCGGT